CGACCCAAATACGTCATCTTGGAAAACGTGGCAGCGATCCTTAATAACGGATTGGGAATTGTTCTCGGAGAGCTTTCCGAAGCAGGGTACGATGCGGAATGGGCAGTTATATCTGCAAGTTCATTGGGAGCCTGTCATCAAAGATCAAGGTGGTGGCTTGTTGCCTACCCCAAGAGCAAACTCAGCTATGGCAGCAAACTTGAATCTCCCCTCAATAAAAAATCATCAACATCCAAATCTAGAGACAGTAATATCTCAACTTCCAACTCCAACAACAATGGATCATTTGCCACAGAGAAGTCCCGAAGCATTGAAAAGACAGATGGAGGGGCCGAGAAAAGGAAGAACCAAACTAGCCAATCTCAGGGAAGCAGTGAATCCAGAGACACAGAAACTGTTCAACTCAATGCTTCCGACCCCGACAGTTTGCAACGACTCGATGTATTACGACAAAAGCCCGAAGAAAGACAAGAGACACAGCAAGGGATTGGCAACAGAACTGATGGATCTGCAAATGCTCCCAACACCCAGGACAAGGGATTACAAAGGACATCAGAAGGAGGGATATCAGGAGAGAGGTTATGGCCCGACCCTTCCAGATATAATCAGACAACTCCCGACACCATCAGCCAACGAACACAAATACAGTATGAGCAAAGAGGATCATCAATCTGGAACTTGCCTAGCAGCTATGGCAAGGAAGGATCGACTCTCAGCCCCAACTGGCAAGCCTATGAGTCTGAACCCTGCCTTCGTAGAGGAGATGATGGGTTATCCAATTGGACACACAGACTTAAGGCATTAGGAAATTCTGTAGTTCCACAGGTGGCTGCTATACCACTTCAAAGAGTGAAAGATATCCATGAACAGTTGACAAGTGTTGACCGTTAGTTATTATTAGAAAGCCCCTGAAACCCAACCCCATGAAACATTTATTTCTTTACCTCTGCATTTTTGGCATAGGATATTTTGCACTTTCAGATTCATTACTTCAATCTACCAAGATAGATTGCTTTACATATAATGTCGAGGCTGCCTGCCAGGAGCTTGCCAGAAAATGATGAGTGAATATGATCTTGGTCTGCGCTTTTATAAACAACCGAGGAAGAAGCGACCAACCCCTGAACGCTCCGACCTCGGCAACCCAATTTTAACCATGACCGATAAAGAAATCTTTAATACATTCGCATCTGTAATTGATTCTCCAGACGCATCACCATTTCTAAAAAGAATTGCACAAGCTGGCCTTGTTGCGATGCCACAGGACAAGGCACTTATCTTGAAAACATGGCCTCGGATAATGATGCAGTACGGCCCTCATACAAGGAGATATTCAGACTCATGACAACAGGATCAATCCAGATTTCAAACGAAAAATACCATGCTGATGATGCGATCTCAGCATCCATGAAAAAAGTAATGGTAAAACATGGCCCAAAGGCTTACTGGAACTCTTTTCTAAATCCCGATAGGCCAGAACATAAACCGACAAGTGCAATGCTCTTGGGAACATTAACTCATTGTGCCGTACTTGAACCTGATGAACTGACAAAAAGATTTGTTGCAGTATCTTCCAGGACAACCAAAAAAGGAAAAGAGGAGGCAAAGGAGGCTGAAGCAAAAGGTCTTACGGCTGTCACCGAAGCTGATATGGAAAATGCGATCAAGATGAGAGATGCGGTCTTTTCAGAACCTCATGCCAAGAAGTTACTCAGTTTTGGTATTGCAGAGAAATCATACTGGTGGGATGACAAGGCTACTGGTTTGACCTGTAAATGCCGACCTGATTGGCTGAACAAAGATATTATTGTTGATTTAAAAACCAGTAGATCAGGAGCAAACCCAAGAGACTTTGCAAAGGCTGTTGCAAATTTCACCTATCATCTCCAGGCAAAACATTATCTAAATGGTATTCCATCAGCAAAAAGATTTATTTTTCTTGTGGTGCAATCTGAATATCCATATGATGTCGGGTTATGGGAGCTTGATGATGATGCGTTGAAAGAAGGTGAAAAATTGTCCAGGGAAGCTTTAGACAAGATCGCTGAATGTCGCCTGCTTGACGATTGGCCAAGCTGGTGTCAAACAGGAGTCCAATCCTTATCACTGCCCCGATGGGCATTTTCAACCCCTTAGAAAAATGAGTTTTACAGAAAAACAGGTTGAGTTACTACAACAACCTATTGACAAAAAAAATGTAGAAACAAGAGATGGCAACAGAGATGGTACATTGCAACTATCTTATGTCGAGGGATGGCACGTTATAAACGAGGCCAATCGTATATTCGGTTTTGATGGCTGGTCTTGCGAAACCATTGAAACAACCTGTGTTAATTCAGAACCAGATGCTGTAACTTATACAGCAAAGGTCAGGATAACGGTTGGCAATATTGTCAGAGAAGGCACAGGCGCAGGGCATGGTAATACAAAACAAGGTATTGGTATCAATCATGAATCAGCGATCAAGGAAGCGGAAACTGATGCAAAAAAACGTGCATTGATGAGTTTTGGAAATCAATTTGGCCTGTCTTTATATGATAAAGGCAAGGCTTGGTCTAAGACTGAGGACAGCAAACCAGCTACTACCTCCAGTGATAAACCAATTGATAGATCCGAAAGTGATAAGTTCATCAAAGAATGTGAAGCCTTTATTAATAAACCAGCTAACAAAGACAAGCTGGGGATATTAAAGAAAAACATTTCTAAACGATATGAAGCTAAGACTATTAGTGAAGATCAAAGAGATGGATTACTGACACTTATTCTAGAGAAGGAGGATTCATGAATGAACTGATCACATCAGATCAACTGGCTGAAGAGCTTGGTGTAAAACCTCAAACTGTGCGACTTTGGAGAACCAAAACTCGCAAGGGTCATCCTAGTGGCCCAAAATGGACTGTCATCCTTAATAACACTATTCGGTATAACCGATTAGATATTGAGGATTGGCAGAACAAAACTAACAACCCTAACTAACTAATTCAAATGGAATCAGCATTTACAGCACGTTTCAAATTCATTGCAAACAGAAAGAAAAAAAGCGGAAACGATTGTGACCGTTATTTATTGATTGACTACACTCCAGAAGAGGCAAGAAAGGCAGCCAAGTGGCTTATTGCTCAAGCTGATGCCTGCGATACTCCTGGAGGATCTACCATCAGGAAGTATAGCTCTAGAACAGACTATGAAGAAATCCCTGGATTTACCATCTTTGGCAGCCAGTGGTCTATTGACCCACATTCTGAAGAAGAATGGGTTGATGGCCGTGGCACAATAGCACCGAGAGTCTAATTTATATGGGGCATTGTTCTGGAAGAGTTCATGTAAGCCCCCAACTTATTTATTATGAAAATTGATTTAAAAGATCGAGAATGGCGACACATCAAAGTTGGATTACTTCAATCAATATCTAATGCTGATAAAGTTTCTAAATGTAAATTTGAAGATAATCCTTTAATTAAAGAACTTTTAAAAGTACATGACAAAATTGCTGTAGCAATGGAAAAGGAAAAAGACAAACCAAAAAGCGATCCTTTCGACCCATATAAAAGAAAATATTACGCAAGCAAAGGTTTTTATCAGCAATTAACTGCTGCCGATATGATGGGTTTAAAATCTGAAGCTTCTTTAGTTAAATATCGAAAAAATGGTGTATTAAAAGAAGGCATACATTGGATACGAACAGTTGGAAGAGGGATTTCATATAAGCCAGAAGCTTGTAAATTAGCAATTAGAAAAGCAAAATATGAAAAATAAAGACCTGATCAAAAATTATTATGACCAGCTTGCAGAATTACAGAAACAATACTGGTTTGAGGGTATGGAAACCAAGGAATATTGTGTAAGATATGATGCTATAAATAAAAGGATACAAGAGTTGGAAAATGAGTGATTCAAAAAAGCTTAGAAAGCTGAAAGAAATCAGACGTAAAAATTTAGAAAAAAACTTATTAGATGTTCAGCTAAAAGGCCAGGATCATTATGTGTTCATTAATGATAGAAACAAAGCCCAAGTCGTAAGTAAAGATGGTGCATGGATTACTGAACACATCAAAACATCAATATTGAAGTTTAATTTTGAAATTGATAAGATTGAAAAAATGTTGGTAAAAGATTTTACAAAAGACGAACTTAAGGAATACGAAAGAAGCGTTTCAAAGGATTCTTAGGTTTTCTTTGCCTCATTTCTGCTACAACACGATTTGCTTCTAGTTCTATCAATCTGTTCAATAATGAGGCCATAAAAATATCCTGATCAAATTTTTTCCTGACAAGATGAGTGCAATATCTTTTTATATCAACTAAATCATCAGCCTTCATTATCTCCCTGCATTGCATTTCAATCTCTAGTTCCAGTTCAGGAGGTGCTGGTTCTATGTTTATGTTGAGGAATTTAGTTATCTTCATTTTACTGGAAATAATTTTTCTTCAATCATTTTGACGATGGCATCATCAACATCATTATCCGATTTTTCTGCAAGGTCTTTCAAAAGATTTAAAGCTGCTTTGCGTAGCGATTCACTTTTGCCGAACCTGATGAACAGGTTGATTAGAAACTTTGACATTGTTTTTTTTGTGTTACTTTCCAAACATACCAATAATTGCTACATTTGGCACATAGCTGTTTGTTAAGCAGTGGTCAATGCTTAGAGATACCCACAGGCAGCTTTTTTTACATGGAAGAAGAAGAAAAAGAAAGTAAAGATTATTTTGGACACGCAATCCGATTTATTATTCTTTGCTGGGCTTTGTCAGTCATGACTCTTGGATACATGGAAAAAATCAGGCTCGACACTTTTGCAGCAGGCCTCGTTGGGAATATAGCTAGCAGCTATGGGATAGCTGTGAAGGGTAAGAATAACAACACAAAAAAATCAGTTATAG